TCAAAAAGTTTTTTAGATTTTACTACATTATTCTCATAAAACTTTTGTGGATTTTCTAGACTCTCTCTGATATTTGCAAACGCTGCAAGATGAATGACTAAATCATAATTATCTTCAACAAAATTCTCAATATCATATGGAAAATCCATTCCCACAACTAAATGATTATGAGTAGTTTGCCAATCAGCAAACACATTCCTTCCTATAAATCCCCTATGCCCAGTAATTAAAACTTTCATAATGATACTTTACTAAATCCTTTAATTTTTTCAAATTTTAAAACTTCAGAAAATTTATCCCTCATACCTTCTTTGTGAGAGATTACAAAAGTATTTGCATCTTTAATAACATAACGAATGATTTTCATAAATTCATCCGTACCAAAGGTATCCAAAGACGAGTCAAAAGTCTCATCAAATATAATTAAATTACAATTCAAAGAATTTTTAATTTTTGCAATTTCTCTCCAAGTAAAAAGTAAAGCTAAATCAATTCTCATTCTTTCTCCTTCACTAAAAGAAGTGTAGGAAAAATCATCATGAATTGGAGATTCAATAGATTCATTAAATTCTTCGTCAAGTTTAAAGTTAATAAAAAACTCCATCATCTGTAAGTATTTGTTTACCTGTGTATTAATTACTGGCAAATACTTTTTAATGATTTGAGTTTTTACTCCACCATCTTTTAATAAGTCTGATACAAAATTATAGTTAATTAAAAGATCTTTTTTAGAATCAGTCTCTTTACTCAATTCTTCGTGTTGATCTTCTAACTCTTTTAATTTTTCGTGTTCAGTATTTCGGTTTTTAAGTTGATTGGTAATAGTTTGAATTTCTTGTTCAAGGTCTCCGATTTGTCTTTGATATCCAGAGATCTTAGTATTGATTTGAGAAATTTCATGCGTTAGGTTAGTTACCTCTTTAGATAGTGAAGTAAAGTGACGCTCTCGATCTTCCTCCTCTTTAATTGCCTGCTCCAATTCTTGGTATCCAGATTGCAACTCCTTTGCTCTATTTTGGGCGTCACTAATTTTATTTATTCTAAACTCTTCTTCAATAGATTGAGTGCAAGTTGGGCAAACCGTATTGCTGGTAAAAAACTTATGGTCGTCTATTACAGTTGTAATTTTTTGAGATATCTTTCCTTTTAAATTTCCAAGTTTACGTAACTTATCAGTAGCACCAGAAAATTCAACTAGTTGCTCTTGTTTTTTAACTAAAGAATCTTCCAAAACTAAAGAATCAGTTAATAACTTTTCATTTTCTTCTCTTATGTTTTTAATTGTATTGTTTTTATTTTCAATATCCTTCTTTCCAATATTTTCAATCTGTTCAATAAAACTTTGTTGCATTTTAAGTTTATCTTGAATAGATTCTCTTTTGTATTCTAAATTCTTAATTTCATCTCTACAAGTTTTAACTCGATCTTTAAGAACAGAATTCATAGATGAGAAAATTTTAATATCTAGGAGATCTTCAATAACTTCTCTCCTAGTTGCTGCAGCCAACTGCATAAAAGGAACAAAATTACTACTACCCAAAATAACGATTTGAGTAAAAGATTTATAGTTCATTTTTAAAACAATACTTTCCAACCAAGTCTGCTGATCTTTACTAGCAGCTTCTTGATTTAAAAGTTCACCATTTTTGTAAATCTCAAAGACTGTAGGTTTAAGTCCCCTAATGACTTTCCAGTTATTAGATCCTATTTTGAATTCGATTTCAACTACACAATCTTTTTCATTTACTGAATTAATTAACTGAGGTTTATTAACGCCTCTGAAAGATTTACCAAACAAAGAAAAAGTTAAAGCATCTAGAATTGTGCTTTTGCCAGATCCATTATTGCCAATAATCAAAGTAGTTGGTGATTTTGCTAAGTCAATTTCAGTAAATTGATTACCAGTGCTTAAAAAGTTTTTATAGCGAATTTTTTCAAATAATATCATTTTTTTCTGGTGGAATTACAATGTCATTTGCAGTAATAATTGCATAATCATACCGATTAACTTCACATGTTTTTATAATTAGATCATCCTCTATTTCAACCACTACTAATGGTGGATAATCATCTTCTTCCAACATCATAGCAAATCTTACAGCATCGTCTTCTTCTTCAAATAAGTAGAGAATTTGTTGTCCATTTTGATTAGTTACAGAATAAGCACCTTGCTCTTCTCTACCTTCTAAAGTAAGAATATACATGTTAGGCTAACTCACAAGCTTGTTTGTATATTTGTTGAATGATTCTTTTTACAGATGCTTTATTTATTGAGTCTTCAAAATCATCAACATACTTATTTAAAATAGATACAGTATCTTCAGACTCCAAATCATACTTCTCATTTAAAACTGATGGATCTGCAAAAGATTCTACAATTTTTAATTCTGCAATATTTGTTAAGTAAAGTTTATCAATAAATTTTTCAAATTTTTTTTCATTTGTTTTTTTCTTAACTATCAATTTTACGATTTTATTTTCATAAATTCTTGCATCAAACGTTTGATAATTATCATCCTCATAATAAATTGTTTCATGCATTGTATAAGGATTGTTTACTGATTGCAAAGAATGAGTTTCTGTGTCAAAAATATGAAATCCGCGAGTATCTCCAATGTCGTTGGAATATATCTCATATGGATTTCCTAAGTAAAAAATCTTACCATTATCCGAACGAGTATGGTAATGCCCAGAAAAAACTAACTCAAATTTATCAAATAACTTAGAATCCATACCTTCTTGCATAGTAAAACCACGGTATGGTGGAAATCCAGAAAGTTCAAGATGCCCCATAGCACATGTACATTTCGTAGATTTTACTGTTTTAAATGTTTGCTCAAAATTCCCTTCATTAATCCAAGGAATAAAAAGAACTTTGAATTTATCGAGTTGTACTTCTGTTGGTTTGGAATATACTTTTACGTTTTCATATTCTCTCAAAAGAAGATCTACAGCATTAATCTCATTCGTATTCTTATAATATGCTGTATGATTACCAACTATAGTATGAACAGTAACTCCAATTTTTTCTAAATTGTCGTAATAATTATCCTTTGCCCACGCAAGAGCAGCAAAATCAATTCCTTTTCTACTATCAAAAGTATCTCCCATATCCACAACGGTTTTAATACCATTTTTGATTAGGGTTGGGAAAAAAATATCATTATAAAATTTTAAAAAATAATCATGAAAAAGTTTAGAGTTTTTACGAGCACCAAAATGTTGGTCTGTAATAATTGCTACTTTCATCAATATCTAGATTTGGAATGAATGTTATCCTTAATAGAATTATAGTCAGAATAATTCATACCGTCAATGACGTTATCATCAAAGAAGACTTCATCAAATCCAGTCCTTTCCAAAATTTTATTTTTAATTTCTAATTGTTTTTTCTCTTTTTGAATTCTACGTAAGAAAGCGTAATGTATAATTTGGGTAAAATAAGCAAATGGATTTTGAGATTTCTCTGGATCAAAATTATGAATATACATAACACAATTTTCTATCCCATCAGAAATCATGTCATCTTTAAAAATATAGTTGACAAAATTTGGTTTAAAGGATAAATGAGTTGCAATCTTTAAGAAACATTCACCAAGATAATTTGTAATTTGTGGTTTAGGGTCTCCACGTTCTTGGGCCAAACTCAACTGCCTTCTATACTCAATTAAAGCCAAAAGAAATTCCTTATTATTAACATAGTGAATTGATCTTTTTCTCTTAGACACTGCTTCAATACCCATAAATTAATTTTATTAGTTGTTGAAATTATAACACTAGTATATAAAAAGAATCAAGGCTTGACAGAGGTATCCAAAAATGTGTATAATAGCATTGTTGCGCTTTCAAGTTTATATATTAACTATCTTTATAGAGTTTCTCTAAGATCTCTTTAGCATCATTAACACTAGAGATATATCCCATTTTCCTATTAATCTTTTTTCTAATACCATAAGGATTATCTTTAGGATCAAAATCTGTAGATTCTCTGATCCATGATTGATACATAATAATCATTTCAACATCTTTTGATTCGCTTAGTGTAAGAACATCATCCATATCAAGAATAAACATATCTTCTTTTGTTGTTTTTAGCCAAGGTTCTAACTTGTATCCCGTTGAACCTCCTCTAATTTTAACTTCAGATACTGTAATTGGATTTGTTATAAGCAATAAAGTTTTATTATTTTCAAAGCAAGGCATAACTTTTGAAAATATTTCTTCTCCACTTTTTAACTTAACTGTTGCATAAAAATCGTCTTCCATAATTATTCCTTTAAGTTAATTGTTATTATTTCATAATTAAACTTTTCCTCATTATAAATTTTAATTCTTTCTATTAAATGATTCAAAGTATAATTTTTTCTTGAATTATATGTGCAATCATCAGATATGTCATATAACATTGCTTTAGTTTTATTTTTACCCTTCCTAAGA